CGCCGTTCGGCCCGGCCGCTCCGCCGCCGCCATGAACGCCGCCGCCGCCATTGTTGACGTGTGTGCCGACGCATTCCGAAGCAGCTCCGCCGCCGCCGCTGGAATTGACCCCGCCGCCGAAGCCGCCTTTAGCCCAAATCCCGTTCGCCGCCGATCCTGGCGGCGCGTTCGCCGAAGCATTCAGCCAGCAATCGCCGCCATTTGCGAATACACCGCCGCCGCCGCCGACAGAATAGTAAAGGGTCTGCCCCGGCGTGACTTGGATGGTGGATGAAGCGTAAGCCCCGCCGCCGCCGCCGCCCGAGCCCGCGCCGCCGGGATTGCTGCCGCCGCCGCCGCCGCCGCCAATCCCCTGCACGAAGATCGAATAGACATTCGCCGGAACTGTCCAGCTTCCCGCGCCGGTGGCGGTGAAATTGGTTTGCGTCAATGAACCACCGTCAACTCAAAGGTCACGACTTGAACATTCGTCGCAGAAAGAACGCGATAAGCGAGGCAATCGCCAGCATTGATTTGAATCGTCCAACCATTGGGAACCGAAGAGACGAACGCGGAAGCCTGCCCGGATAGCCCCGGGGGGATGCCGCCGGTGATGCTGTTGGCGACCAGCGGCGGAAAGCTGCCGGACGGAGTCTTCCAGATGTCGATGGAGATCGAGCCGATCTGATCCGCCATCAGCGCCCATCCGGTGATGGTCGCGGCGAAAGGCATGTAAAGATAGCGCGTGAACGGCGCGACGATCGCCGCGCCGCCGCCATCGAAGATTGTCGTGATGAAAGCGCTGCGATCTGGCGTATTGGCGAGATCGCCATAGCTTCCGCTCGATGCGACCGGCGCGAGTCCATCGATAATTGCCGCGCGCGCGGCATCAAGCACGCCCGCTAAGGCATCCGTCGCCGCCGGGATAGTGACGGAGGACCCCAAGGAAGGCGTGATCGTGACATCGGTTTTGGTTTGCGAATAGGATAGACTCGATCCAGTTGAGACGAAAAGACCGCCTGTTCCCGCGACAAGCGGCGCCGGGGGAAGCCCTGTGATCGTCATCGCGTAACCCCTTCAATAACCGTCACCAGGATGGGCTCAACCTCGCACAAGCTCTTGACCATTTGGCTTGTGATGTCCGTCGCGATCATGTCCATGACATAGACCGCTGACGTGAGCTTGCGGATCAAGCTCACATCGACATTAAAAAAAAGCTTTCCGCTGACGCCGCCGCTTATGAATTCCGCAATAGCTAACGGCGCTTTCGATATCGTGTTCATGTCGAGAAAGTTCTGGGAATCGCCGACCGACGATCGCAGCTCAGCGTGAAAATCGATGCCGCTGATGTCCAAAGGCTTGCTCGGATCCGCGGGGTCCGTAAAGAGAAGGATATCGTACCACCCGGCGTTATTGGCGATCGAGAACGTCATGCCGCCGAGCTGCGGAAGCAGCATGAGATTCGAATTGATCGGAAGCCCGCCGGGGCCGATAGGACCGCGGATATCGCTCATTTAGGCCATTCCCTAAGCTTCAAGCGTCCCGGATCCTCGATATCTTCGTAAGAAGTGATTTCCAGCCGATCGATCGCCACTACCACATCCGCCAAAGCCGCATAATTGGCGGCGGTGCGCTCCGCATAAGCGCGGACGAGCCGCCTAAAATCGTTCGCCGTCAAATCGTATTGCCAAGCCCCGCCCGGAAAAACGAACTTGGCGTCGATGCCAAGCGACGCGATTTCGGCGGCCTCCTGCCTCGTCCTGACATCGGTCGGCGCCCTTATCTTCGCCCCGCTATCAAGCTCGAATTCCATCCCGAAAGCGGCGTCCAATTGCTTGCGAATATGGGCGGCATGCAAAAGCTCTTTGCGGCTGACCTTTATCTTGGGCTTAAGAAACCTCCCATTATCGTAAAGATCGCCGATATTGGCGTCGTTCGTCTCTGCGAGCTTGAAGCCGGGCGGCGCTTTGTATTGATCGTCGGCGACGATGATGTCCAAAATCTTGCCGTCCTTGATGAGCGCTTTTCTCTTCATCGCCTAGAACTCCAAAACTAGAATGACGCCGGGCACCCCGTTGCCGCCCTTAGCGGTGCTTGGGGTTCCTATCGATTGCGCGCCGCCGCCGCCCGATCCGTAAGCCTTGCCGGGGTTGCCGCTGCCGTTGCCCAAGCCGCCTTGGACCCAGCCCATGCCGCCGCCGCCCCAGAACGAAGCGCCGCCGACGCCGCCAACCAGCGCGGTCGCTTGCTCCGGCGCGCCGCCGCCGTCGCCGCCCATGATCAGCATAGCGCCGAGCGTTCCCAAGCCGCCGCCGCCGCCGCCGACATTGTAGACAGCGCCGAATCCGCCTTGCGCGGACGCATAGGCGCCAAAAGTTGTCGTGCCGCCATTGCCGCCATTGCCGGTGGTGCCGACGCCGCCCGCGCCGATGGTGTAAGCGACGCTCGATACGCCCGACAAGGGCACCATGGCGATGGATGTGCCGCCCGCGCCGCCGCCGCCGCCGGTCGCTACCGCGCCCGCGCCGCCGCCGCCGGTGGCGAAGACGAGCGCCTTTTGCGCCCCCGCGGTGGGCGTATAGACGCCCGAGCTGATCAAGACCTGGATACCGGTAAACCCGGCCCCCGCCCCGCCAAATAGCAGCTTCCAAACCCCGCCCAGCGCCATCAAGAGCACGGGCTGATTCGGCTGAAGCTGCCCGGATGCGAGATTGTTGCCGGACAGCGTTTGGATCGCGGATGGGTTCAAGCCATTCGCCGCAAGGGTGACCGGCCCGGTGTTCGATTGGCTCGGATTAAGCTCAAGGAACATGCCGTCCGACATAGAGGCGAAAGACGGCGTCGTCGTCACCGTCAGCGTATTGACGCCCGATGCGACGCCATAGTGAACATACGCGCCTTCCGGAAAGGTGATCGGGCGGCGCGTGACGCTAAGCAGCCGATAATAGGTGCCGTCGAAGACAACAAGCCCGACCGCCCCGGCGGGCCAGTCTCCGGCTTGCAGAAGATTGCCATCCGCCCAATAGAGCGGCGCAACCACCGTGCCGCCGGTAGCCGTCACCGAAACCGTCATCGAGCCGCTGTTGGCTATATTGACTTTCTGGATTTCGACGGTGATGCCGACCGAAACGATCGTCGAGATATTCGGCGCGACGCTTCCGCAAACCACCGCGTTCGCCGTGCCGGTATCGACGCCCCAATGCAGCAGCGAGGCGTCCGTGACGGTCGGGGCCGCCCCCGGCGCGACGCGCGCGAAGATCGTCGGCCCGGCGATGGTGTAAAGCTCCCACGTCGAGCCATTGAAGGTGATCTGCCCGACCGCATTGCCGGGCCAATCGCCCTGCGCCAAGCCGCTGCCATCCGCCCAAGTAATGGTGATCGGCGCCCCGCCATTGATGCTCAAAGTGGGGGTGCCTGTGTTCTTGAAGGCGCTTTTTTGAATGCGAAGCGTCAGCCCGGCGACGACATTGGTGAAGGACGGCAGCGTGATCGCGATGGCGTTCGGCGCGCCCGATCCGCCCAAATCTTGCGCGTAATTGTCCTTTTGCGCCTGGATCGCGGGCGGGATTTGCGTCAGCTTCGGCGAGATGAAGGGGGCGTTCGCGATCGGGGCGATATTGGTGCTGGTGATCTGCGTTTGCCCATTGGAAACCAGGATCGACCACAAGGGCGTGTAGCCCGCGTCGGCGGGCGGAATAGCTTGCGTGCCTGTAGGGGCGGCGACGCCCGCTTTAAGGCTTACGACGCAAACGCCTTGCCGGATGGTATATTGCTGCTGTCCGCTGTTCCCTGGACCCCCTAGCGGGATTTGCGGGTTTTGCGAGTTGTAGTAGGGAAGGACGGTCGGGCCGCCATCGACATCGTTGTAGATGGCTTGGATAATGTAATATTGCGAATAGCCGCTGGTCGCTGGCGGCGTGATCGTCTCAGTGAGCGGGGTGTCCGAAATCCCCTGCTTGAGAATATTCCGGGAGTCGACTCCAAGCACGCCGTAAGAGGTCGCATCGACCGCCTCCATCTCGTAGATGGATCCAACATCGACCGTCACATTCAAGGATGGCGGCGAAGCCGGGGCGCATGCTAGCCCATCGACCCAAGCGATCACGTTGTTGAAGATCGCCTGCGGCTGCCCGAGGATCGCTTGCGCCAGATAGCCGAGCCCGACCATCCCGTACTTCTGGGTTTGCAAGAAATCCTGGCTGCGCGGAACCGCTTGCGTGTATGTGATCGTCCTGTCAACCACTTGATTTCTCTCCTACAGCAGCCCTTCGGTCATGCTCGTTACGATACTGTACCGTTGCGCCCCCGGCGGCACTACTACCTGATTCATGATCGGCGGCGCGAAAGTGGGGGTGAGTCCCGGCGCGACCGGCAGCGGCATCGGCCCGGCGGGCGGGAAAAGCTGGGTCCAGACGATCGCCCCGGTCGGGCGCGTCTTGTTGATGGTGGCGTAGATATCCGCGTCAGTGATCGCCCCCGCGATCAGACTCATGTCGCCCCACATGCCGCCGATATCCCAGCCCATCGCCGCGCAATCCCACCCCGGGGCTCCTGGTATCCCAGCCCCGGGCGGGACGACATTGACGAACGACTGCGCGGGCAGGCAGGTGTCGCCCCAGCCGCCGCTAATATCCCAGGCGAAGTGCCCCTCGTCCCATGCGCCGGTGTCCCCGGTATTCCAGGGCTCGAAGACGTAGGGGACCTTGCCGGTGAAATCGGTCAGCGCGTCGATCATGCCCTGCCGGGTCACGCGCTCGCGAATCAGCTCCTTTTGGATGCGCAGCCGGAATTTGTCGTCAGGCTCGTTGACCTTGCGCGACAGCTCAAAGCGGAAATAGTCTTTCGAAACGATGTCGAGCCAGAAATCGGTCGCCCAGGCGACGCGCGTCTGCTTTTTGGCGTAAGCGATGAGCCCATAGCTCCACGCCGCGGCGTCGGCGACGCCGCCGATGATGGCGTCGCGAATCGGCGCGACATCGTTCCACCATCCCTTCGGCAAGAGCAGCTTGACGCGCCGGATGATGTCGTCGGATCCGCCCAGCTCCGGCGCCGGGGTGACGATCGAGACTACCGCGTCATATTGGATGAGCGCGGCGCTAACCGGATCGTTGACGTAAATGGGGAAGGCGCCGGTAGATACGGTATCGTAGCCTTCGCGCAGCTCCGCATGAAGCTCAAACGGCCTCCGGCCGGGAAATTGCTGGCGATAATCGAGCCCGGCGACGGGATGCCGAAGCAGCTCCGGCCATTGCAGCCAAGGCGGCTTATATTGCGGCGTCGGGTTCGGCGCGACGTTTGGCGCGATCGAGATCGCGCGAAACAGGATTTTGCCGGGCGGCGGCTGAAGCAAATCGGCAGGCTGCTTCCACCAATCCATCTTGGTCGGCGGCAAATCCGCCGACCGAAGTCCGCGCAAAGGAATAATAGCGGGCGTTCGCAACGTTAAAATAGGCGTAATGGTGAGGTTGCCTGCCCTAACGCCGCCTACAGGCGCGGAAACATAGGTTAGAACAATCAGGCCGCCGCCAGCAGCGCCGCTGACTCCGGCATCCCCAGCGCCGCCGCCGCCGCCGCCATAACCCAAACAACCGCCGCCAACGCCAGCCGCAGAGCCCATCCCGCCGCCGCCGCCGCCAGCGCCGGGACCATGGACGCCATCGCCATAAACATTATCGAAACTGCCGCGACCGCCCGTAGCATGTTGCGATCCGCCGCCGCCTCCGCCGGTTCCAGGATCTCCATCTTGGGCGCTTAAGCCGCCAGCGCCGCCGCCGACGCCAAAACGATTCTGTCCGCCGGTCCATCCTGTCGTAGCAAAGCCGCCATTCGCGCCGCCGCCGCCGCCGCCCGCGTTATTGCCGCCGTCATTAGCATTAGCGCCGTTTCCGCCCGGTCCATTCGGACCAGCTCCGCCGCCGCCGCCGCCGCCCGAGCCGCCAGTGCCCATCCCGCCGCCGCCATTGCCGCCGCTATTTCTAACGGTCCCGCAACCGCCCGATTGATTCCCGCCGGTTGAGAAAGATGCGCCCTTCGCCGCGCATGCGAGGGTAGGCCCCAATGCAGCGGCATTCGCCGCAGACGTAGCGTTGAACCACGTATCGGAATTAGCCGGAATTCCGACATTAATATTGATCGTAGATCCGGCCGCTATGTTGACATTCGTGCTTGAAGAATAAGCGCCGCCGCCGCCGCCGGAAGTGCCAGATCCGCCAAGGCCGCTTGATCCACAGCCATAACATTCAACGGTATTGTTGGCTGGGTTCCAATCAGCCGGAAGCGTGTAGCTCGTTCCAGAAGTGATGAAAATGCGGGGCATAAGGGCGGCGGCCTCTTAGTCTTGCGCGGCCCTAACCTTGATTTTTTGGCTTTCAACATTTACAATGTATCCACCAAAAACATCAAATTCTCCGCTATGCTCGATCCAGCTTACATTGCAGGTTTTTTTGATGGCGAGGGGACGGTATCCCTCATTTACACAAAGAGAAGAACCTGGATTAAGCACCCTGATAGATTCGTTTTTGGGTTCAAATTTATCGTTGGCGTAGCCAGCACCAATCTTTCTATCCTTGAAAAATTTCAAGAGCAATTCCTCGGCGATATCTGCAAGAATGCAGTTCCCAGAAAGGCAACGCATAAACAGGTGTTCGCATGGAAGATTTGCAGTGCGGATCGCCAGCGCCATTTTCTCGAAGCAATCAGTCCTTTCGTTTTTGTTCGAAAACGCCAAGTTGAACTTGGGTTAGAATATTTAGGTACTTCCGTTCAAGCTGGGCATCGTCTCTCAAAAGAGTCTTGGGATAAAAGGATTGAGATTTTCCGAGAGCTTAAGCAGCTAAATCAGCGAGGAGCGGAAAAAAAACCTACAAACGATATCCCTTTAGAACCTCCGCTTGGCTGGAATCCGAAGTACCGGAATCATTTTGAACATTCCTCGTAAGACCGCCTTGCGTGATAAGAAGCTTCCCAACGCTTAAGTTTCTCTTCGTATGGATCGCAATTGCCAAGCTTGACGCAATCTTCACAGATAAGTCCATGACACGACCTGCACAAACCGCCCATATCTGCTGGGTCGCAGAACGGTTTAATAAAAACGACCCTACAGCAATGCTTACATGAGAAGGTGTCGCATTCCTTATCGTTGCCCCATGGGCCGCCGAAGACTCGCCCCTTGCCCATGCCCGGGCCGCGCCCGAAATAGCCGCCGCCGGGCGGTCCCGGCGACGGGGCGAGGGGCAAATCCGAGACGAGATCCCCGATAGAAAGATAGCCTGTAGGGCGGCGCAAGAGCTTATTGCTCCTGGAAGTAGATCGTCCCGCCTGCTTGCCCGGTATAGCCCGCCGATTGCGTCGCGAAGCGGCATCCGATCGACGCCGTGGCGGGCATGGTCAGCTCAGCGCCCGATCCCAAGTACGTCTGCCAGCGATACGGCGCGCGCTGATTGAGGTACATATCGAACAACGGCGTCGCTGTGACCGTGCCAGGCTCAGCCGTCAGGTTCGTCAGGCAGGTCGTGACGCACGCGGCGTCGGCGAGATCGGTCACAGTGGGCACGAAAGCGGTTCCGATGCCGACCGTGCCGGTATAGCGCGACATGCTGAACTCGATGTTGGTATCCGTCGAGCTAGGGGCCGCGCCTTGCGATACGTTAATGTCGAAGACCTTGAAGCGCCGCATGGATGCCGCCGGGCAAGCCAGCGTAATAAAGGACTTAAGCGAGCTGGTAAGAGTTGCTTGTTGCCCGGATGCCGAGTAGACCGCCATTGCTATCTTTCCTCATGAAGCGGTGAATTCGAGATCCTTTCCCCTTAATGTCCCTGCGAGATGTGGGCGCGGCTTTTCTTTTGGGCCGTCGAGGCTATGCTACCTCATTTTTTTGCTAAGCGTTAGCCGCCGAAATCGAAAACGCTTGGACGGGCAGATTAAGCCCCGGCGAAAGGCTGGTGGTGCCAAAGACCATCTCGGCGACGGGCCACAGAAACGCCCATACCGCGCTGCCGTCAACGATGCCCGATCCCGTCCCGCTCGGCCCGGTCCCGACCGACGCCGACACCCCGGCGCCGATGCAAGAATAGACCCCGTTGGCGTTAGAGACGTTCTGCCCTAGCGCATAGGGGTAGGACGGCTGCCACGGCTCGCTGCAAAAGCCCTGCACATGGCATGTCGGCGTCGAATCGTAGAGCCGGAAGCATTGCGCGATGCCGCTTTGGGAAGCGACGCCGTTCCAGCCGCCGATCATGGTAGCCACGCCGTTCGCCGACGCCAGCGGGCTTGCGGGCAAGGTTATGGTGCTAAGCAAGGGGGAAGGGTCGGCGGCGGCGACGTTCAGCGGCGGATCGGCGCCGAAGATCTTCAAGAGCGGCAGCCCGCCTTGCGCCGTCAAAATGACGTTGATCTGCGAAATCCGAAGAGTCCTTAAGGCGACGCTTTCTTGCATGGCTTATCCTATGACACAACCGCCGTCTGGCACTTGATCGTCGCCTGCTCGTTAGGGGCGATCGAAGCCGCGTCGCCGCTGAGTCCGTTCAAGATAACCGAGCTGACCCTGGTGACCCCCGGGACGGTATAAGCCCAAGCCGAAAGGATGGCGAAGTCCAGCCCATTGCCTAAGCCTAGCTGATTGATGTTATCCTCAAGCGCTTGCGCAACCAACCCGCAAACTGTGTTGTGATCGTAGCCCGGCGCGGTATAGATGATCATCGAGACAACGGCATAGGTAACCAAGGGCGGGAAGCACCCGGCTTGGATGCCTAGCGGGCGCACCCTGTTAGCCGCCGCCGTGACCGCCGTCATGAAATCGGTCGAAGGAAAGCCGGAGCCGTCATCGGCGACGACATAATAGTAGCCCGGCCGCCAATTGCCCGCGTAGTCGAAGTCTTCGGTCAGCGTCCATTGCACCGTGACGCCGGTCGAGAGGATCGCGAATTCGGTGCCGAAATAAGTTCCGCGCGAGAGCCCTAAGATGAAAGCGGCGAAGCGATCTTTTAGGCGCTGGTCCGGCTCGCTATCGAAGCCGTTTAGCAACGCCGCCGGATTGGTGACCTGATCGAGCCCGACCAGCGGCGAGGCGAATTGATTGATCGACCCCATCACCGTATTGCCGTTCGCCCCGGCGGCGACGGCTTCGATGGGGACCTGGATCGAGCGCGCATTCGCCGCCAGCGTATAGCCGTCAAGCTGGGCGGACCAGCCCGCGAAGGTCGCGTTGCGCGTCACCTTGTATTTCTGGTCGCCGCTTTGGGTCTGAAAAAGCGTCCCGGTCGGGATGAAGACTGTCGTGTTGTTAGGCGTTATCCGCGAAAGAATGACCGCCCCCGTAGCGGCTTGCGCCCGCAAGCGATAGACCTGGAAGTCGCCGGTGAAGGTGTCAACATCGGTCCCGGAAGCCGTCGAAAGCCGCGCCGCTTGCAGCAGCAGCAGCACCATCGCCTGGAACCACAGGAACAGCCCGGCGAATCCCTCGGCGATAGCGCGAAGCGGCGAGCCCTGCGAGAAGTCGATCAACCGGGACGCCCGCCCCTGGATTCCAGTAGAGATATTTGTAACTATTTGGTTAAAAGATCGTGTCGGGAGAGTTGCCACTTCAAGTTCCTATCCTATTAAATAGTAACATTAAATTGCACAGCAGCTCCTGTTTGCGCAGACCAATATTTAATATCGATCGAAACCATTCCCGCAATAATTTCACTGACGCCGATGATCGGCGGCGGGATTTGAGCGACCGACGATTCCATGCCAACTTGCGCCCGGCAGATCGCCTCGATCTGGGGCGGCTGCCATGTGTCGCCGATCTTCTGCGGAAGGCCGGCCCCATATTCGGGGTGCCAGATATAGCCCGCGACCGCGGTGCAGAGCCGCCGCATGAGGCGCTGGCGCGCTTCGTCGTCGCCGTCTACGAGGATCAAGCCGCCTTGCGGGCTGACGTGAAAATCATCCTGCCAGTCGAGCCAAAAATCCGTCATGAAGTCACCGCCGCATTGAGGAGAATGGCGTAAGAGAATCTCCTGTTCGCGACTCCATTGTTCTCATGAGTCACGATGAAATTGCCAGCCCCCATCTGATAGTATGGCGGCGGATTTTCCTTCGACGTGTTCGCGGCTTCCGCTGTCAAGGGCGTCGGCGCGCCAAGAAATCTGCTTGATGTAGTCGCGCCGACCACTTGCACTGTCGTCGTCGAAGCGGTCGTAGAGAGGGTGAAAGACCCGGTTGCAATATTGACATTCGATCCGAAGCCGCCGCCGCCCCCGCCCCCGCCGCCGCCGCCCCCGCCGCCGCCGCCGCCGCCGATCGGGGCGTTAAGCCCGGAAAAGGAGGCGGCGCTAATGTTGCCGCTACAGCGAATGTTGCCGTTGCAGTTGATGTCGCCCTGGCAGTTGGTTTTGCCGTTGTGGTTGATTTGCGGCGCGTCGGTATCGTGGGACTGCTCGGCTTTGGCGGTGATCTTGCCTTCTTTGCTTAGGGTGTGGCTGGCTTTCTCGCCGCTGCCATAAGTCGCGGTCTTAAGCGTGCCCGCCGCAACATCCATCTCCATCATGTGGGCTTTTTCGCCGCCTTCCTTGAAAGACTGGACGGTCAGCTTTTTGCCCTGGTTATCCATGGTCATGTTGTGGTGCTGGTTGTCGCTATTATCGTGGTAGGTATCGACCGTCAGCGACTTCTTGTTGCGGTCCATCTTGATTTGCGTGAACTTTTTGGCTTGGCTTTGTTTCGCCTCCGATCCGGGGTCGCCTTGCGACTTTGCGGGCTGCGCTTGCCCGCCGCCTTGCCCGCCTTGTCCTTGCTGGCCGCCCTGCCCTTTCTGGTAAGTCGTGATAGTGTGATGGTTGTCCTTGCCGCTAACTTCGTGGATCGAGAAGGGGTCGGGCGACTCTTGCGAGTTTGGATCCTCCGGATCCTGCCCTTGCTGACGGCTTTCCTGCTGGAAGCAGGTAGTCTTCATCCTCCCTTTGCCGTCGAACTGGATGTGGCACGATTGCGGCTTCAGCGGCGGCGCGTTCTTAAGCGGGCTCTTCTGCCCGCTTCCGCCGCTACTCGGCTGAACCGCCCCGCTTTGCTGCCCGCCTTGCTGCTGCTGCCCTTGGCTGTTTTGATCATCCTGGTTCGAGGTCTTGTCGTAGATGTGGAACTTGCCCTGCTTGTCGAAGAAGACGCGGGCGCCGAGCGAATGCATCATCAGCATCTCCCCGGCTTCGACCTTCGGCGGGCGATCGGTATCGTTGTGGATCCGGCGCACGATCATGCCCGTCTCCTTGTCGCCTTCCTGGTAGCGCACAGCCACCATATCGCCCTGGTACTGGCTTTGCTGCCCGCCGCCCCCGCTTCCGCCCGCCTGCGAGCTTCCCTGCCCGCCTGATTGGCTTCCGGCGCCGCCTTGCCCGTCGCCCTTGCCGCTGCCGGGCGATAGCCCGACCAGCATGCCCCAGCCGTTGCCGCTATGCCCCTCCTCGATCGGAAGCCAGCCCGAGACTTCGCCAGATGGCTGGAAGGTGACCTTCGCCATGTGCTTTTTCGGGTCGTATGAGGTCACCAGCCCGTGTCGCTCGTTGAAGTGCGACGCCATCCCGGCCTCGGAATGCCGGAGATTAAAATTAGCGAGATGATGCGACATTTCCCGAAGCCTTAGAGGTTTTGCTGAAGCCCGCCGGTGCCCCCGCCGGTCGCCGCCGCGCCGCCGCCAGCATCGCCGCCGCCGAAGCTTTCCGCGATTCCGCCGCCGCCGCCGCCTCGGCTATTGCGCGCCGTAACGTCCATGGTATAGCCGCCCATGCCGAAATGATGGTGGATCGAGTCGATGATGTAGGTTTGGTCGAAAGCGGTGTCGCCGCTGACGGAGAGCCCCGAGCCGACATTGACGCGCGGATCGCCGACGACTTTGACGTGCACCGTAAGCTCATGCCGGTTGATCTCCTTGGCTTTGTTCTGGGCGCGCTCCTGTGTGTCCTGCTTCTTAAGCCCGGGGATATTGTACTGATATTCGACAGGGCCGCCATTGCCCCCGGCTTGCCCTTCGCCGACATTCGTTTGCTTCTCTTTGGTGTGCCAGCTCTCGATGGTGACCTTGATTTGCTTCCCGGCTTGCACATTGCGCTTGATTGAAAGCGTGAAGAAATCGGCTTTCTCCGGCGGGCCTTTCCGATAATTAACCGAGATGCCGCCGCCGCCTTGCGGATCGATGTCGTAATGAAGAGTCATCCCCTCCATCCACCAGCGGGCGTTGTCTTGCTCCGCCATCTTCGAGACGATCGCCGCGCCGGTTTCGCCGTCCGCGATCTTGTTGTATTCGTCGTCGATCTCCTTTCCGGCGTTGGTGCCCGCCCCGCCGGTGACCACGCACCCGAGCCCGACTTGGGAGCAGACCTCCCGCACGACATCGGTTGTCTTCTTGCTGGTCCATGTCTGGTTGATTTTCTTGTTGTGGAGCTTGATCGAGTTGTCCCGCCCCGAAATGGTAATCGTGCCGTTCTGCCCGTAATGAAAATCGGTCGTATCGACCTCCCCTGTGATCAAGACCCCGCTTCCGTTGACGTTCTGGGCGGTGACGGTGGTTTGATTGTCACCGATGGCGGCGAGCGTCGCTTCGGCGCCGGGATAATAGAGGGGGATGGTGACCGAAAAGGTGCCGCTGCGGCGGGTGCCGTTCTGCTCGACATGCCCGGATAGGACCGGGAATTGGGAGCCGTTAACAGAAATCCAGGCGCGATGCGGGGCGACGCCTTGAGATGTGGCCATTGGTTACTTTCCAAGGATGCCGTCGAGGGGCGCATCGGATAGAACCGGCGGCAGCAAGATTCGGCGCACCCCCCAAACCCACGGATCGACCATGCCGTTGATATGCGCCAGCTCCACCCAGCGCATCGCATCGCCGAGCTGCATCTCGGCGACATGAAAAAGGGTTGTGCCCGACACATAGATCGATCGGGCGGGGATGGTCGAGGCGATGTAAGTCGTTTCGGGGACAATGGTCATGAGGGAATGATCGTGGTTCGCTGCGCGGGGATGGTTCCGAGGTCGCCGACCAAAAGATCGATGTTGAGGGCGGCGCGGCTAATGACGGCGAGCATATCGAGGATACGCCATTCATCGAGCGCGCTTTCGACCATCGCCTGAAAGCCGGAAATCATGCCGGGCTGATTGGGCGGGGCGATCCATGTGTCGAGCTGCCCGGCCGCATCGTAAAGCGCAAGCGTGGTGTCGGCTTCAAGCCGGTTGGCGTTGAGCTGGATCGCCCTGAGCGCAGAATAAGGCGCGGCTTGCAAAGGGGCCGCCGCGGCGACTTGGGCTTGTAGCGCCGTCAGGCTGGCGGTGATTTTGGCGGGAACGGTCATGATGGCTCCTTAAAAATTCTGCTGAAGCCCGCCGGTGCCGCCGCCGGTCGCCGCGGGCGCGCTCGCGCCTTCGGTGGAAGCCGTCTGCGCGGTGGAAAGATCATTCCCGATCATGGTGTCGGGCGACGTTGTCGCGGAGAACCCCGGGGCGGCGGACCCCGATGCATTGGCGAATGGGTTATCGGCGATGGTGCAGCTAATCTCGTATTCGACCCAATGGGGGTAGCGCCGAACCTGCGGCTTGAAGCGCTTGATCACCACTTGCCGGGACATGCCCGCGAAAGTGAGCTGGATCTTTTGCCCGGACGCCCGCATGGAGTCGAGCTGCTGGCATTGCCGAAGCGCGTTGTCGCAGAAAAAGAATCCGGACCATGTAATGTCGTCTTCGTCCGGCCCGAGCGTGTCGATGACGCGCGATCCGCCCGGCAGCTTGTGAACGACCATGGCTTGGGCTCCCCCAAAAGGTACCCTGGTGGGGGGAGAAAAATCAACATTCTGAAATGTAAAACCACCTAAAATAAGGGTATCTGTCACCGCGGGGTCGCCCTATAATTTACGAAGCCCGGAAGCGTTGGCGCGCTTCCGGCTTCTAACCGATTCAAGTAATGGAGTACCTGAATGGCTTCCCCCAGAATATGCTCTGTCAAAGACTGCGACAACACACCAGTCACGAGAGGCTGGTGCCATTTGCACTACAAGCGTTGGTGGAAGCACGGCGACCCACTTGGAAAACGCAAACTCAATGATGGCAGATCTCATCATCCGCTTTACCGGCTTTGGAAAGAGATGATCCGGCGATGCACAACCAGAGATCACAATGGTCGATATCTCGGGCGCGGCATTGATGTCTGCTCGCGCTGGCGCAAAGACTTCTGGGCGTTCGTCGCCGACATGGGAGCACGCCCATCGCCCAAGCACTCAATCGAACGCATCGACAATGACGGCGACTACGAGCCGGGAAATTGCCGATGGGCAACCACCCCAGAACAAGCCCGCAACACTCGCCGTAATCGCTCCTTAACCGTGAACGGTAAGGCAAAGCTTCTGACGGATTGGGCAAATGAAATTGGCGTAGATCGCCGCACAATTTCGGCTCGCTTGAAATGGGGGTGGAGCGAACAAGACGCGGTTACAATTCCCATAAACACCAAGTATCACAGGAAGGTGGGGGCGGGAGCTTTAGGCTCCGCTTCACTTATATCCGCGCATGCGTGGACCCCCGTATAAAGTCAAGCCGTAATCGGCTGATGATCCGGCGAGGTATAGCCCGCGCGCCCGTCGAAATACGGCGCTTGGGTCGGATGCTCCATGCCCGCGATGTTGTAATCGTTGATGCTGCGGGCGATGGCTTGCCCATCGAGATAAATCACGTTGTGAACCTGAA